AAATCAGAACCACCCGTAAAACGGGTGGTTTGCTCACGGGCTATAAGCCCGTAGTACTAGGCCAGCGTCTAAAGGCGCTGGCTTTCACTACGTTCAAGCCGCATAGCCATTGACTCGTAACGGTCCCCTTAAAGGGGATATGTATTACTTGCTACCCTTAAAAGGGTCCTCATATTCTTTTACACTAAGTTTATCTTTCATTTGGTCATGTAACTCTTGCTCACGTATATATTTTTTTACGGTAGCTTCATTTAAACCTACCGTACTTACATAATATCCCTCGGACCAAAAGTGTCTATTTCCAAATTTATACTTTAAGTTTGCGTGTTTATCGAACATCATTAGTGCACTTTTACCCTTTAGATATCCCATAAAAGATGAAACTGATATTTTAGGTGGGATTAATACTAGCATATGCACATGATCTGCCATAAGCTCCCCCTCTATAATCTTGACGCCCTTATATTCACATAAACGTCTCAGTATTTCACGTAAACTATTTCTGTATTGATTATATATAACTTTACGTCTATACTTAGGTGTAAATACTATGTGGTATTTGCATAACCATTTTGTGTGCGCAAGGCTCTGTGTCTTTGTTGCCATATAAAATCACCTTTCTTTTGCATATAATGCGGCTTGAACACCTACATTATACTTAAGCAAGGTGATTTTTTTGTATAACTTTCGTTGCCGCACCCGCATAGCGGGTGGTTTTATGATTCGCGACTACGTCGCGAACCAGTCTAAAGACAATAATAAATGAAAGAGCGCCAAAGTATTAAGCTTTGGCGCTCTTTTCTAATATGTCAAAAAATCTCACTAATAATATATTATACTTAGACTCTATCAACAATATACTAATATATTCAAGTCACTGTACAATTTTAATAGTCGTTTATTGTTATAATTTTATATTTTTACACATCATCAAATGGTAATGGTATTTCTTTAGCACGTTTTTGTATGTCTAATACCTTAATAACCTTATAATCGTTTTTTATTGTACCATCTGGCTTTACTATTTGAGTTTGCTCCAACCTAACTTGAAGCATATCACCTTTCGTGAATGAAATTCGCCCCTCCTCAATAGCATTTAAAAATGATTCATCTTGAAAAGTAGCATAATACTTAATTTCACCAGATTGTAATCTCCATTTTAAATCCTCAAAATCTACTTTCAGTAATTTAACCCATTGATCACTTTCCTGTACTGATATTTTAGTATCATCTTCAATAGTACTAGCATCAAATTCAAATGCTTTTGATATTTCTTTTGTAATGCTCTGTACTACCTTTTTTTCACCACTTGAATAATCCCTTACCTCAAAAGATTCAATTCCATCTCGTTGTGTTGGTTTTAATAACTCATCGTAACTCTCACGAATATCAATGTTTTTATAAGTGTTAAATACATTTATATTTACAATTATATTCTCATTGTTTGAATCTGTTATAGTTACAGTTCCATCATTATTATTCTTTACATTTTTTATGAGTTTGCCATATCCCCATTTTATTAAATCTACTAAATTAGGCAATCCCAATGTACTTGCTAACCCTAAGTATTTCAATAATTCATCAACAGTAACATTAGGAGCAAACAAAGATGTTAATTGTTCAGTAATAGTTCTAACACACTCAAATGCAATTTCAAATGAACCTTTTTGAAAATCTGCATTTACATTAACAGCAATTGTAGATTTATCATTATTTAAAATTTTATTGGCATCATTTACTAATTTGCCTAATGCCATTAATGCTGGACCTAAATCCCTAACATCCATTGTTCCATCATCAACTAGTGGGCCTGTGTATGCTATTGTTATTCGCGCTGTATTACCTTTCCCTATCATATTTATTGCCTCACTTCTATAAAATTCATAACTTTATTATATAGTACAATATCCTTTTACTTATTATCAATTCATTTTATTTATATTACAGATAATAAATTACCCTTATACTAAAAGCCACCGCATCATGTGCAGTGGCTTTTTTTACTCTCATATAAAAGGGGCAAATAAAGGGCAAATTGTTGTTACAATGCGTTACAATCTGTTACTCTTTATATTTCAAATATCCTTGTAAATGCTTTATCTGTAACGATTTGTTACAATTCGTTACAATCTATTAATCAACAAGTAGAAATGGTGCGGATTGAGGGTTTATATAATACAATTATCGTCATTACAATATTTTATAATTCTATTATTTTATAAAGGGGCAGCAAAGGGGCAGCATTTAAACACAGTCCCTTTTTAACTTCCATGTTTATATAACTTAAAACTAAAATCATAAGCAATTATATATAAGACATTACAATGTTTATCCTTAACACCACAAAGTCGACAAGCATTAGAGTTAAATCGAAATGTATAAATACCAGTATCTTTTGTAACATCTAAATTATTAATCTGAATCGGTGTCATCTGTTCAAATGGTATTAATTCAAATCCACCTATGTCATATTTACTAAGATTGCTAGCCTCAGCCCACGTCAGAGATGTAATCTTTTCTAATAACTCATCTAAAGCTTCTCTTGTACTTAGATTTTTTCTAATGTCTTTTTTAAAATATCTAAAATTATAATTTTTATTACTCGTTACACACCCAAAAGAAATCATAATCTTTGAATTAGGAACTCTACACTTTTCAGCTAGATCTTCAGAAAATTTAGGTGTTTTTTGCGGTTTCCCTTTAAGCTTCAATGTAGTTCTCACTAAAATAATCAAAAATCAAAGCATCTTCAATAACATTAGATTGTGGCGTCTCTTTCCACGGAGTTTCTTCATGAGTCATATTTCTTAATGCCCATGCCGTGTACTTACCAAATTCACTATATACAAATTCCAATACATCACTAATTTTACGATTAAACTCTACTAATGTAGTATCAATATTTGTAATTGAATTTGCACCATTGCTTTTATAATCTTCATAAACTTTAGCTACTACAGGTCCATGTTGCCATGCCAACAAATATTCATGGAATAGACGTTCCCCATATAGAGCTAAAAAGCAACCATATGCATAATACAATAGCTTTTGTAATTTTAAATTAGAAATACCTTCCACATCTAAATTATTTTTTCTGTCATATGCATTTCTTTGTAAAAACCATGTAGCAATTTCTGTTGCTGTTCTATCTGTATCTACAAAGCGTTGTGTATCTCCTACCATAGCACTCACCCTCTTTTTTATACCCTACCGATTTTATACAGCCGCGTATATTTAGTGAAATTATCTTAATCATACATGAAAACAACATGAATTTCAACTAATTAAAGATAATATATATTTAAACTAATATTGAATCCAAAATTAAGCGCTCACATTTATATCTCTCGGATAGAATAGTGGAGTCCAAAGAATTTGATAAGCTTCAAAACATTAGATCTACAATATCTCCGTGGGGCAGGAATCAGTAATGTTTTATTGCTATTAATGTAGACCGCTTTTACATTTTCATTCCAAACAAATTCAGGGAAATGCTCAGCCAATCCGAGGTCCTCCCAAGTATCCCTGTCAACAGAAAGGATACCTTCACCTAATTCTCTTTGCATAGAACATATTACGTCCCACGCTTCAGCATAGTTTGACACAGGCACGGGGTCCCTCATAAAATGTGGATTGCAATTAAGAACTTTTAGCATTTTATCCACCTCCTATTATGTAACCTAATTACACCACATTTTTAGATTGTATGCAATAAATTAAATATAAAAAAAAGACCTTACCAGGACATATTCCCAGTAAGGTCTTTTGTGTATTTACCATCAATCCACACGTCCGCCCTCGTATGGTAGGGAGATATATGGATCACCTCAATTTTTAGTAGCTAAATAAACAACTGTTCCACTCAATAATATATTTAGAATTTTACTGTTCCTTTGTTGCATCTTGATTCTTTTGAGTTCTCTCATCTGCATGTCTAAGTATGCATTCACCTTCTCCAATGATTCGTTTTGCATTGATAGCGTTCTCTCTTGCTGCTCTAATGTGTTCTTGGCTATTAGTAATTGCTCCCTCTGTTCTTTGATTAAGTTCATCGATTCGAGTAATTGTTCTTTCGATTCTGTCGTTGACATCTTGGCTACGTTCAATTGCTGTTCTAGCTCGTCGATTATCCTCAACTGCTCGTTGATTGTATTGTTGAGCGTTTCGAACTTCATCAGTAGATCGTTGTATTCCTGTCGTGTCAATATTACTTGCTCTGTCGGCGTAGAACCATATACAGGCAATGATACAAAGGATAATACAAATAGGAACAGAGATGTAATGAGCGTTAATAAAGTTTTTGATTTTGTCATTCATATTTCCTCCTAATCATACATATAGTTGACATCAACTTCTTTGTCAGCTACCATTCCACAATCGCTATATTGCCAAATTCTGATATTTGGATAATCACATTGTGGATCATATTGTGCACACCATACAGGAACGCTTGGCATTTGACTATATGCATATGTTTCATCCCACAATAAAGAATAACCACTATATACACCTACATTTTGAAATCCAGCACTCCATAATGTATTAACAAACCGACTAATGCAATTCGTCATTCCTTGGCTAGTTAATGCACCAGCATTAATCATATTACGTAATTGGCGATGCTCCTCGTAGTCATACCAAATACCAGCTTGCAAATGGTAATCAGTATATCCATAACTATTGAGCGTGTTAATCACCCATTCCGCCTCTTGTACTGCGGTTGCCTCATCGTATGCGTGGCTAAAATAATATACACCTACTTCAAGGCCCGCATTTAATGCTGCGGTGATATGTTGCTCAAAGAAATCATCAACGTTATAATTTTCACCTAGTTTTATGATTACAAATTCATTGCCTTCATCTTTAGCTTGTTGCATATGAATTTCATCATAGTAAAGTGTTCCGTTTTCGTTGTCTTGCCACGCTGAAATATCAAATCCTCTTTTCATTCTTATCACTCCTTTCTGTAATATTTGGTAATAGTGTTATTTTAGGTTGTTCCTCCAATTTATCTGGTATTCCATCGCCATTTCTATCAACACTAAGCCATATTAATCCTGTAAGCGATGCGATTACACCTGGTGCTCCAAACATATGATCAATTAGGAATGCCCCCATCGTTATGATCTTATCGTTCGCACTAGAAATTTCGCCTAAATAAAATGAAATCGCATAAGTCATGGTTGCCAATATAATTGGTGTTAGCATAATAAATATGAGTATTCTGGCTCCCCATACTAAAGTAGGGTGGACTTTCGCCACCCTAACCGAAGTATATATTTTTCTTACAGAATTAATAAGATTTTGCGGTAAATTCATGAAAATCACCTCTTAACTCATCAACCCTGTTTTCAATGCCATCAACACGTGTTACCAACTTAACGTGTTCTGCATATTCTTTAGTCCGTTGTTCTCTTGATAGTTTGATTTCCTCTTTCAATTCAACAAGGATCTCATTTAGTCTATCCATTCTCTCCTTGTTCCTAAGTAATATAGGCAAAATTAAAAGGCGGTAACTTGCCCCGCCTATGATTACCACGATTGATAATGTAGTTAGAATATCATTTAACTCAAATTGCCATGTCCACATTATTCACCCTCTGTGCTTTCTTCTAAATCCATTAAATCATTGTGAATACAACCTTCTGTTGGGCAGGTGCCATCATTATTTAAAGTAGCCCAACAGTATTCACAGAAATGCATTACTGGGACATCGCTTTTAATATCTGCCATAGTTATTTCACCGCCTTAATCTTAGCAATCATTTCCGCATTGATTTTCTTAAACTGCTCTTGTAAATCAGTTATATCGCCATTCGCTAGTCGTCTGCGTATCAGCGCTTGGTCTAACGTTTCAAATCGCTCGTTGTAGTAATGTCTAATTTCTGCAATTCTTTCCGCCTTTGTTAATTCTTTTGCCTGTGGCTCAATAAATTGACCATTAACATAGAATTTGCCTTTCATAAATTCATCTAGCATACTGTCGCCATCTGCAGAGTAGATATAATCTGCTGCATCTGGCCACTCTTTCTTAGCACGATCTAGTAATTCATCTTTACTAACCATATTATCAACAAAGGAAGTAATGCGTTCCCCTTGTTCGTTTAAAATAAATACATATTGATTCATAGTAGTATCCTTTCGGAGGTGAAATTATGCGCCGTTACGCTATTATATTAAATCGTAGACAACACAATAACATTACATTAAGACAACTATTTAACGAGTGGTTGCCTATTCACTCTCAGTCTATTTCTGATAGCGCTGTTAAGTCTTATCACATTGCTTTTAAACACATATCCAACATATCGGATATGCCTATCACGAATATTCATTTTCAGCACCTTCAGAACGTGATTAATTCCATGCACGTAAAAGGACTTTCCTACTCATCATGTAAGAAAGTTCGTACGTTACTTAATCAATTATTTAATTACGCAATCATTAAGGATTATGCTATCACGAATTACACCCTACACTTAAACCTAGGCCCCAACATACCAACGATTCAGAGAAAAGTATTTACTCGTCAACAAATTAACAAATTATGGGAAGTAGATACTTCTTACTCTCATATGATTTTAATACTGCTATACACCGGTCTCCGCATAGGTGAGCTTCTTAATTTACGTAAGCAAGACATCCATAGGCGATCGTCATACCTCATCGTAAGACACGCTAAAACGAAAGCTGGTGAAGGCCGTATCATTCCTATACATCACCGCATCATGCCACTAATAGAGCAAGTATACACCAGCACCGAAGCATATCTATTTACCATCAGTTACACAACATTCCATAAGAATTTCAAGGATATTATGAAACAGTTAAATTGTAAGCATACTATCCACGATACTCGTCATACATTTGCAAGTTTACTTGACTCGGTAGCACCGCCCAACACATTACGTTCTTTACTAGGCCACAAACAAGGCGATATTACCACCAGGGTATACACACATAAAACTATTCGTGAGCTACGAAAAGCCATAGAATTATTAAAATAACTCCCCAGTGGGGATTAACTTGGTTTGATTCCAATAAATACTATAAAGATATTTCGCTTCCGATTAGCAGCACTGTACTAATTGCCTTAGCCACCGATGACTCTGTTAGTGTTGCTACTTCTGGAGCAGAATGTTTTATTAGTTGGAACAGTGGGTTTTCTCAAGTTAATAGAAACACCATCCGATTCTTAACCAACAGAGTGGACACAGGTAGTTTTGTTTGGATGGCCGTAGGGAAGGCTTAATATCCAGTGAGTATTATTTAATGCGTATAATCAACCAAAGCCTTGGACTGTGCGCTATCCGATAGAATTTGCTAATAAAACTATCGCTGTTTCTGCAACTAGATATAACGGAGAATATTCATTTTCTAAAATCATTTTATCTAGGAACCAGCTGACATATAAAGACAGTGATTATAGAGGGTAGCAAGGTGTCGGTGATCAGATTATGTTCATTATCCTAGGGAATTAGATGATTCCTAGTGCGAACCAGTAATAAGAAGCAGCATATCTATCACTTGCCGAAAATACGGCCTTAGTTGCGTTGCTCTCTGACACGGAGTTAGCGAAATACCTAGGCGTGTCAGAGCCTGACCAGTACGCATCTATAGCGTTCGCCATGAATAAAGTTGTAAATTTGATAGGAAATCGTACCTCTGTCTTAGTTACGTTATCTTGACCACCCACTCCCCACTGGATAGTGAAACCATTTGCAAATTTGACAAAGCCTGCGCTAGCATCAAGTTTAGATGCTACTATAGCACCTTGGCCTAATAAACTTTTAAGCGTTGCAAGATTTAACACTTTATTTGTATCACTATCATTGTAATTAGAAGTAATAAAGTCAATTGCTTTTGAAATATTATCTCCTTTTATTAGTGATAATCCTGTATTGGTTTTATTTGCATCTTTAACATAAGCATTTGAACCAATCGCAACATATCTATTTAGTTCACCTCTAGTTACAAATGTACTATCTGACATATTCACAGTAATGTTTTTTGCATTGCCAATTACTGTTCTTATTTTATAAATCTCACTATCAATTGGTGTTGTCTTATCTGGCACATACCCTACATTGTTACCACCATTTGTATAGCTATATAACATTTCTGTTTTACCATCAACTTTTGCATATAGTCCAACTTCTCTAGGGAAGAAGCCTACATTTAAAGTGTTGTTTGATAGTGTAGCAGTAATCAAGTATTGTCCATTACCCTCATTTACACCGCTCGTTACAGGCAATTCCATTTTAGGAGAAATTACAGATGTCATATCATTAAAGTTTCTCCCTGTAGCATCTCCATCACCTACTACGACACGTGTAAAAATTAAATTCTTACGTGTAGCTACACTTTCGGCAATCATTGCTAATCCATTTTTAGTAACCACATTTTGTGGATATTGACTAGGCATTATTTACCCCCTTAACAATTAATACGATTAATTACATTAGCTTTAGTGATATACACACCAGCCACTATAGATGCATCTTCTAGCATTGAATTAAAGCCAACCATAGGATTAATAGTTGTTGTTTCAAACGTAGTAACAATGCTACCAGCATACAATTCAGTATTAACGCTATGTACATCATTAATACTTAATCCAATATGTGAAGGCTTAACTGTTGTTAAATTACTTCTTATTTGAGGAATAGCATATACAAAAGACGAATTATTAAATTCTAACTTCAGTACACCTTCCTCAAATTGAACATCTACATCATCAAGAACAAATGTTTTTACAATGGCCTTTATTTTATCTAGGTTACATTTGCCATTATTATTCCATAACATCTGTACAATTGCCCTTCTTTGTTCAACTGTACCGTCTCCAGTAACGCCTAAATCTTTTTCATATACTCTTAGGCCCCTGTCACCTACTGCATCAAAAAATCCATTATCTAATAGTACATCTAGCAGCTCATCAATATCTTGTAATTGTAATCCTGCAGCTTGATATAATTCACGCACCCATGGATCATTGCGGTATATTTTATTGATAGCCTTTAGTGCATATTCTTTATAATCTGCATTAGTCATTTAATGTCACGCTAACTGTACCCAATACGGCAACTTGCTCTTTTGTAAGATTAATCTTACTTACTTGGCCATTAACTGTAACACTTTCATAATCTGTTACCCCTGTGCTATCAATAATGATATTGCTTATTTGTGCCACCGATACATAAAGCTGCTTAAACGCAATCTTTTTTAAATATGCGGTAACAGCTTCTGTAATTTCTGTTGTAATAGTTGATTTTGTTGCTGTATTTGTGTGCTGTACTCCCCTAACATCAATGTTAATTGGTACTTCTACAGCACTTACAACTGTACAATGCGCTCCTATTGGTGCTTCACCTTCACCAATCCCCTTGCTCTCTGGATCAATGTAATCTTGTACACGTTTAATCAAATCACTATTGGCAACTTTTCTATCTGAATTGATAATAATTACTTTAACAGTGTTATTCCCATTCCATAACGCAATAACATTTGCTTCCCCTACGCCTTCTACTTCTTTTGCCCATTGCTTATAGTGGTAATCATTGCCACTCGTAGCTGGCTCACGAAGTTCCTCATAGTATCTTTCACGCAAATCATCATCTGCTTCTTCATCTTCACCGCCTTTGGCCGCATCATCATTTATTACTGCGTTGATGCCAGCCAATGTAATGGGCATTTGTGTGATGCTTCCTTTAGGTACATTGCCTACTGCACCAGCCTTAGTGCATCGTATTTTGATAATGGAGTTATTTACTACATCCTTATTTTCTAGACTTTCATATTGAATACCGCTTTCGCTTTCAAATAGATCTCCTTCATGAATTGTTCCGTTTCCGTCAACAATTCTTAAATTACACACCGATTTGGTGGCTACTTTTCGTTGTGTTCCTTTTCGTTGGAATACTACCCTAGTGAGTTCATCCCCAGTTAAATTGTCTACATTCTGTTTTCTCTCAATCTCCTCTGCTTTCTTCCATAATTCAAGCAATGCAAAGGCTTCACCCCTCGTAATGTCATATGTAGGAAATCCTTCTGTTTTTTGATATGTATCATCTATGTTACTAAGCATAGTATTATGAATTGTATCTACACTATAATTGGAACTCATGTTCTATCTTCACCTCCTCACCTGTATTTGTCACCACTGTAAAATAAAAAATACCTGCATTGAATTGCCAATCTTTGACAACTACCACGCAAGGTACTTTATTCATGATGCCTTCTGTAATTCTTCTTTTAATTTCAGATACTTTATATGCCCTTGGCAATCGGTATCCTAATAGTTTAGTTAAGTCTAATCCGAAGCTATCACTATAAATTAAGTATTTTTTCATCTCTGTTCTTATGAATAACTCAATCCATTGCTTTATAGCTTCTATTTGTGTATCCTCAACATTCTTACCGTCCTCAAATACAAAGCGGTGTGTCTTATAGTCAAACTTAAATGACCTCCCTACTTTCTTCTGCGCATTAGTGGCGGTTTCTGTTGATTGAATTGAATTTGTAAAGTTATAGTCTGTGGGAAACATCATACACCTTCCTTGACTATATCAACAATGAAAAAGTGCTGTTCATTTTCATCTGGTATGACTAGCACTTTATCCCCTGTTTTCCATAGTTCATTCAATACTATTTTTCCTTCCCCTTGTGCCTCATAGTCTGTTTTTGGTCCTGCAGGGCATCCTTTATGTGTCATTTTCCCACTATGCCTATAAGAATATGTTGTAATGTGGTGAATTAATTGAAAACAGACATACCCATTTGAAGCATCAATCATAAATTTGCCGTCTTTAATTGCTACTTTCCAAGGTGATGTACTTACTACTTCTCCAAGAACTGCCCCAATCCTCACTGGGTTGTTGCGTTCTTTTAAAGCGGCAGCAATTTGACCTTGCCACTCTTCCATTATTTCACCTCCTAAGACATCCTTATTACTTTAGTTGGTGCTTCATTATTATGCCACGCATAATTTGCATCTGAGTAGAACATTGCATGACCTGCACTGCTACTATTCCCAAATGCACCGCCTGCACCGTCTGAAATAACTACATGATCATTGTTGCCATATACTAAAATATCCCCTTTATTAGCATATCCATTAAAGGCTTCAACTTTATACCCTGCATTTTGTGCATTTCCTACAAGTGTATCAACATTGGCCACACCAATGTCTGCTTGTTGTTTTAGAAATGGATTGTAGTATGAGCCTGTATTTACTACTACATCTACACATCCATTATCTCTATACACACTTTCATAACCATTCATGGCTTGCATGCCAGCATCCACTTGCTTAGCATCTGCACCACCTACACCATTACTGCTAGCTACTGCAGTTGTTGCTTGTGCATAACTACTTGTATCAAGTTCTGCTTGCACCCTTTTTAAATCTAATGTCATTGTGTGATTAACCCCATAATTATGTTTGCAGTTAGTTACTAAGAATTTATCATGAATATCAACCGTGTAATCATCAATAATAATAATCCTGCCACTTCGTACCGCATCATCACCTAATAGCGTTAAGTTTAAGTTTTCTTTAACCTTATTGCTTTCTTGAATTGTTTTCTTAGCAATTTGCGCTGTTTGTGCTGATTTCTTATCATCAACTTTTACAATTTTTTTAATCAATCCATACTTCTTAATACTTTCATCATCTTGAATTGTCGATTTAACAGACTTACTTTTTTCTTTGCTTGAAATAACTAGAACTGAATTTCTCATATCCTCCATAGATAGATCACGTGAATAGTTATTTATTGGTTGAGTAATTACCTTATCCAATACCAATTCCTTATAATCTTCTACGTGGACTTTTCCCTCTCTATATTCCAATCTATATTTGTAGCCTGTTTCTTCTGTTGCTTGCTTAATAATATCCTTTATTACATCTGATACAGGTTGCCCTTGATATATTTTCTTTATCTTCGTCTTTATATCAGCTACATTTCCTAAAGGTACATTGTTCTCACTGCATACCGCTTTAATTGCATCTAGTCCACTAACCCCATTGAACTGAATTTCTATTTTTGATTTATTTAGATAGAAGCAATAATCAAAGCATGTATATGTGTATTTATTTGTTCCACTTTGTTTCTCTGCCACTATGATGCCTTGGAATACAATTTCTTCCTTTGGTTCTTCATTAAGTGTCATAGTAGCACTTTTATTATTGTTACTAACTTGATTTGAAAATTCAATTTTCCCACCAATTGCTAGTCTTCGGTTCATCATATTGAAATCAAATGGATTATCAACTAAATCAAATGTAAATTCTTGCCCTAGCGTGTCAATTCCGTCTGACCGTTGATAGTTATTTGTATAGGCAGTAATTTCACGTGTTTCTGTTGTGTCTTTACCGTCTTTTCCTTTTGTTGTGTTAGTATACTGTAGCTTCATGGCTTAACCGCCTTACTATCAGTTGTCTTTGTTTCTGCTGCCTTATTCTCTCCGCCTGTTGCAGATTGAGTTGTAGTAGATGTGTTAGTGTAAACATATTCTTCAATGCCTATAGTAGCTTTAATATCTCCTACTTTGTCATAAGAATATGATAGATCATTCACTACACATGGCATATTTAGCAGTTCGTTTCCGTCTGACTGAATAATACATATCCGCATCACAGCCTTCATCTGTCTTTGTGCTTGAAAGAATTGCAGTACTTGTAATCCGTCTGTTCCATTACCACGAATAAATGAGTAGTCTTTATTCACAGGTAAAAGGATATTATCAAGTGTAAGTGTCCTTAATCCTAATGGCCCAATTAACTTAATATCTCCTCTTAATCCTGCAAATGTTTCATTTGTTTGTGGCTCGTTGATTGTTGGTAATGGATTTGGAACCACTGGCAATGTAATATATTCATCTGTTAATTCAGAATGAAATACAATATCTGTTGTTGGTTTTCGTTCAGCGTAATCTAAGATTTTACCTACTAAACCATGTGATATTTTATCAGCAAATCTTGTAGCACGTGTTACTGCAAGTTTTTGTAATTCTGCTTGCTTTGCATGTAATCGTTGTGTCATTACTTGCTTAGCATTATCTTGAAAACCCATTTCACACCTCCTACATATTGCCCATTGCTAACATTATTTTATTGCTTATGTGATTACCGCATGCATCCATAAATTCTTCATTGCCAATCACATTCCCTTGCACTGTTACATTAACAGTAACATTCCCTCTGTTATTAGCTAATTTGCGCATGCTTTCATCATGTGGTATTACCTGTGAACCATTAGGTAGATTGATAATCTCGCCACGTTGATTTTCATTAACGTATGTTGCGCCACCTTTCCAATACTCTGTGCCAGTTGCATTATTTCCTGCTGTAACTCTGCCTACAGTATTGTTATATAGCCATGCTCCACCTTCTTTAATGGCATCTATTTTATCGCCTGCCCATTGAAGCTTATCTTGTACCCAACTAAGCACCCCTTCTGCCACAGACTTGATTACACTAAAATATCCTGTGAAGATTTGTACCAATCCACTAAATGCCATATCCCAGTTTCCTGTGAATACACCTGTTAGGAATGTAATAATACCATTGAATATTTGTTTAACTCCGTCAATTATCGGACTCATGATTTGCATAAAGCTATTGTATAAAGATGTTACTAACTGTACTACATAATTAACAAATGTCATGCATCCATTTACAATGTTATCCCACATTTCTGTAGCAAAGTTTGAAATTGCATCCCACACAGCTAATGCTACTTCTTTAACTGTTTCCCAATTAGTGATTAATAGATAAATCGCTAAAGCTATTGCGGTAATTGCAAGTAGTATTGGGTTTGTCATCATTAGCATGCTTAACAATCTAACTACTTTTATTACTTGTAAAAAGCCATTTACAACTGCCATAATAATTGGAATTACTTTAGCAATCACATTAAATGCAACAAAACCTACTGCTAATGCCTTAATTACAGGTAACATAAATCCTAAGTTTTCAGTACACCATTTAATAACAGTGCCTACAGTTGTAAGGATTCCTTTTACAACATTCATTGCTTCTGTTAGATTGGTCTTAATGTTTTCTTTATTCTCTGTGATTACTTGCGCTATCCAAGTAAACGCACCGCTAAAGGTATTGAATATATCTTGTATTACAGGGGCAACTATTGGCATGATAGTACTTACCATATCAATAAATGCCTTTTGCATTGGCAATAGTCCCTTACCAATGGTAGCCATAAGTGCAGCCTGTTGATTTTTCATCCTTTTTAATTGTCCGTCTGGTGTATTTGCTAAGATTTCATTTTGTTTAGAGAATGTTCCATTAACAATTTCATTGATTGTTGCCAATCTTTCTGCTTCTGTACCATTCTTAATGATCTCTTTTTGTGCTTCCGTAAGTGGTATTTTCATCTTATTCAAGCCTGCAACATCACCATTAAATGCACGGCCAATTGCTTGTGATGCTATCTGTGCATCTTCTGCGGTTGCATTAATACCAAATTTACCTGCCACTAAATTTGTAAGCGCTTCTGATAAATCATCAACTTTATCTACAGGAACATTCCATTTGTTCAGTTCTTGATAGCCTGCACGTATAGTCCCTGCTGAAATAACCCCAACTTTTCCCCATTTCGCTGCATAATCGTTTAACTGCTTTTGTGCAGTATCTAATGAAGCAGTAGATTTATCATACAAGGAATTGTTGTTTGCTAAGCTATTTCTTAATAATGTTTGTGATAGTTCTGCACTTTTTGCAGTTTCTAGTGCTTTCTTGCCATATTCAACAATAGCACCCACACTTGCAAATGCACCAAGCCCAGACATTGCAAGGCCCATTTTCCCAATGCTGCCTGCTATACCTAAGAATTTATTATTAATGCCATTACCAAACCCTGTTAGCTTGTTCTTCATAGCAGAAATTTTTCTTTCAGTATCCTTTGAAGTATCTCCTACTTTTTTCATTGGAGCTGTAAATTTATCTTTCAAGCTAAGCAAGACATTAATGCTTTTAGCCATTATTGCTCCTTTCTATATCTTCCATATCCATTTCAAAACATGCTAAATAAAATGTTCTTTCCAATGGATCTAGTTCAAGTAGTGAGGATAATGTATGCCCCTTACACATATAATAGCGGAACATAGTTAGTTCCCTGTCCGCCCCTATTGCTTTTTTACTTCGTCAACTGGATTTGCAATGCCATACATTTCTAAAATTGCTTCACCCAATGCAGTAATGTCCTCAACGCTATCATTTAATACTTTGTATACTACATCTGTAGGCTCTGCACACTCATATTTAGCTTGTAGCTCTTTATTCTTAAATAATGGAACACATGCATAGATGAGTTGTACCATTGCATCCATTACCACAGATAAAGATGCATCAGCTTTGATTTCATCCATAATACGCAATACAGTCGGTAGTGGTTGATGAATTACAGTTAGTTCCCCACCTAAGCCCTTAACATATACATCTTTGGATTGAAAACCCTCGTTCATGGTTCTATTTAGCAAATCTTCTAGTTGTACTTTAGCCATTATATTATCCTCCTAATGAAAAAATAAAAGGCGGTACACTCGCACCGCCTTATTAAAATTAAAGAATATAGTCTAGGTAGTTATAATCAGCAAATTTGAATGGATAACTTTCCTCTTGCACTTTCTTATTTTCAAATGCATGTGTCAATTCATCTAATGTAACCCCTGTTAATTCGATACGTTCAGCACCGTTTACATCTGGATCAGTTACTTTAGACACAATCTTAATGTCTGGAACACTACCATTTTTAATTTTGCCTGCAATTTTTTGTGCAACTCGGCTATCAATTTTGTGAAGTACTAGCGTGCCAGCACCTTCAAAACCTACCAAGCGTTGATGAACTCCCATTTCTCCGTTAATGTCTACAGCTTCATATTTGAGAGAAATCTTAGCTTCAAAGCTTTTAACATTCGCAAATAGTTCACCGTCAATCCATACTTTACCAAACTGACCACGCAAAATTTGATTATGAATATCTTTATTGGCCATAATTTACCCCCTATTCCATTGTGATTTGGAAGGATAAATCTTCCATTGCATCAAGAATTTTAATTTTAGCAGCAAGATATACTGTAGATTTGAAAGACATTTTTTTAACCTTATCTTCATCCCAGTCCTCTGCTTCTGTTTTACCTACAGATAGCCACGCTTGACGTTGATTTTCAACATCAACATAAGCATGATTATCATACTCTGGATCTAATACTTCGCCATTAACTACTTTAGTTAAAGATTTGAAATAAGAGTTTACAGAAGAAATAAATAGATATTGGTTATCCAAGTGGTTTTTATATTTGCCCACGTAGTATTTCTTAAACGTGGAATATAAATCTTCAAGAATTAGGTCCATGCTTTCGACAATAATAATCTTGCGCATGTCCTCTGTATCTGTTGATGTGAATGTAGTCAATGTATTAACCCCACGGCCTACACGTACTACATTATCCTCATCATCATTGATAAGAAGTAACCAACCTTCATCAGTCCACTTATTTACATCTTTTTCGCTTGTAATGTAAGAATTATCTACATAATCCAAATCTTCTAATTCATAGTAAGTAATACTACGGTTCATTGGTAGATTAGCCAAAATTGCTGTAATTCGTGGCAAATAATCTGTCATTTTTACATTTGTACCTGCTTCCGCATCAGCTTCATGTACATATTGACCTTTCATATTTACTACATGCTTATCATCAGCAACTGTAACATTTGCTACTACGCATTTAACTTTGCGCCCTTTAGAAATGACATTGCGGCTCTTAGTGTAAGATACTAAATCTGTTTGCCATTCCGCTACAGGAGTACATGCCCAATTGTATTTAATTCTATCTAAGATTGGTTTTACATCCGCAAATGCAGTTGTTTTTGTTGGTACATGTAATACCACTACTTTATTTACATTTGTATAGAAACAGCGCTTTAACAATTTAATAGTTTCAGCATTATATTTTTTATCTGTAATATCCGCTTCAAACTTAAAAACATCATAGCCTGCTGTTGTTTGTTTATCATCTTTAACAATGATCACCGCTGTGCCACGTTCAGAACGAAGCACTGCAGACACTGCCTTTTGAATAAAGACAATATCAATATTTGGTAAGCCAATTGCCATGTTTTACCTCTTTCTGCTTAACAAAAAAGCACCCACAATTGTGGATGCTATATATCTTCTGTGGACTTTTGTAATTGTCCATTGACTGCCAACTCTTCCATGTATGGTTTTTCTTCTTCTGGTCTGTTTTGATACATTGTAATATCAAAATTAGTAATATAGGACATATCTGCTTTATTAATAGTTTCTACTATTTCATCTGCTGTAATACTATACCCTTCAACTACTTCTATAGGATTGGCCAACATTTCACGCAAGCTTTCACGTGCTTTTAATAAATTTAGGTATCCTATTTCACGTTTCTCATTGAAATAATAAATGTAGATGTTTAAAGTGTCCCCTCTAAGAATAGTCCCTATATCCTCATTTTTAAAATCTACTACTTCAATGAAAAATGAAGGTCTATCAAACCCCTCTGATATATCCCTATCATTAACATCACATCCCAGTAGCTCCCTGCATCTTACTGTTAGCGCTTTAACAATGTCTACTGCTGTAACCACTATCAACCTAACCCCTTTTCATCTAGCATTTTATCTACAAACTCTTCCGCCATAGATTGATATTCAGCAGGAAATGCCTTGGCCGTTTTACCCATGATATTTTTACCCCTTACAAATGCTTCCCCTGTATTGCCAACTATAAGTTTAGGTTTTCCTTGTGATTTATGGCCAAGCATTACATGTCCATGTTCAACTAACCATGCATGTGGCGCTGTATTTTTAACACGGACTTGCCACTCATCCTTGCCATATTTATATGCTCTATCACGTTTTAAACCTTTGACTAGGTTCTTAGTACCTTGTGTAGTACCCTTTTTATAGTTATTTCTGGCATTAGCTTTTAGCTTATTGCCAGCACGTTGTAAGAAATTTTTGGTATCCTTTGGGAAGTCTTTATTTGCTAATTCCAATAATTCTTCCGTAAATTCGCTTAGGCCTTCCGTTTCAATATCAACACTCATTAGATTACTACCTCTGTAAATATCTCTAACCGTTCTTTGTTAAGATACGGATCCATAACATATAAGATATTATACTTTTGACCTTCAATGATAAGCCACATATCTGGCTCAATATCATTTCTGTATCTGCAAATAATCTTATGTGTGGTTCTAGCTAATGTGGTTTCAGCTGTTCTACCGCTTAATAGTCCACCTGTTTGTGGAATTACCCCACAAAATATGTTACCTAAAACAGTATCAACTATTGGATATTGTCCCAGTTCGTTCATTACATCAGATTTTCTATTAGCATGTATTTCTGCTTCATGCTGCAGAATTGTGCTTAGCCTACCTTTTCTGTACATATTGGTACCCCTCCATTAAATTCATAGAGTACTTATCCAATATAGCTTGCGTGGTAGGATTAATAATTGCATTTTCTACTGCGGTATATGTTCGATTATCATAAAACTCTCCACATAATGCCATTACTGCCATTGCCATATCATCATATTCATCTAGTGCTTCTTTTGATAAGCCTGTATATGTAGCACAATATTCAACTGCAGCAGGTAGCACCATATCAAGAATAGGCTTACTTGCAGTGGTTACTTCCACACGTATATAGTTAGCTACAATTTCTATTGTCAGTTCACTAACTTTCATCGGCTATTCCTCGTCTTTATCCGTTTTTTTCTTTTTTGTTTCTTTTACTTCTTCAATATATCCAGCGTTCAGTAAATCATTTGTAATTTCCGCATCAGAAATCTCGATAATGCTGTTTAGTGAGGCAGATACTGCCCCACTAAAACTTACTAATGCCCTATATTTCATAGGAATTTACCTCCTATTAAACCATTTTCAATACTGCAATACGTTGTTGGTCTAGGATTTTGCCATCCATTTCAATGTATCCAGCAACACCAACTGCATATTGAGTATAGAATTTTTCAGTTAATGTTTGAATTTCAGCATTTTCACCACAAATTTTTGTAGCATAACCCATAAGGTCTGCAAATACAGCTACTTTCTTGCCTGTTGCGATCTTAGGCATATTATCAGATTCATATACAGGACGGCCTAACAATGTGTAGCCAAATCCATTTGTTAAATCTTTATTCAAGATATAATTGCCTTCATTATCTTTCAATTTTGCACATGCTTTGAATGTATCCGGATTCATAATGAATACACCATTACCACGATACTTTTGAGGTACTGCAAATTGTAGATCAATCAAATCATCTGCAGTAATAGCGGATGCTGCACCAGCCGTTACTGCCTTTTCAGCATTCAAAAGGCCTTCGATTTTAGATGTACCATTAAGCATTTCGTTTTCTAAGAATTCAACAATAGATTCTGCTACTTTAGTTACAACATAATTTACAATATCAAAGCCTGTATTATTGATTAAAGATTTGGAAACTTTAGTTAATACACCTACTACATTACCTTTCAATGTAACTTGTTTAAATTTACCGCTTGTGGATTCAAGTTCTTGGAATTCACTAACGTATGCACAAGTAGTTTTAGATGTGGATTCATCTTCAACTGCGAAAATCAAATCACCTTTTACATCGTAGAAATCAGAGTTTTGAATGATTGGTGCGATGTTTTTTACCGTAGAAATGATACGGCTTGCGATTGTAGAAGGAATAACTACACCATTATCACCTTTAGAAAGGTTGACATCAGAACGTGTTTCTACATCAGAAAAAGATGTTTCACCTGTACGCAAGAAATTAGCAAATGCACGTTCTTCTGCTTGTGCAGTTACTTTTGCATCTGCCGCATCAGATTTTTCATCTTCAGAACCTACGGACATCAATTTACGTTCTTCTTGTGCAAGTTTCAATGTCTTATCAATGTCCGCTACTTCTTTGCGTAGACCTTCAAATTTTGTTGTTTCTTCTTCATTAAGGGCACGTGTTTCTTCATCTGCCACTTTTACAAGGTTGTTCATTTCTTCAACCAAAGAATTACGTTTTTCAATAAGTTTTTTAAAGTTCATGCTATCCTCTTTTCATAAAAAAGCACCCACATATGATGGATGCTAAACATTAAGTTCTTTTAAAATGTCATGATATTTCTGATTGCTGGTTTCTTCTTCATCATCAGACTTACGCTCTTCAATATCATATTCTAATACACCTGTTGCTGTTTCATTAGATCTACATTCTAGTAAATCTTCTCCCTCATCAGCACGCATGCTAATTGATGTTGCGATATATGCTGGTGTAATGCTTAAAATACTTACTTCGCTTATATCAATTACTTTCAATGTGCGAATTTCAGGCATATTTTCCTGTTTATCCCAGCTATCTTCTAGTTTTCTAAAACCAAAAGACCAGCCTTTTAGCTTTCTTTCTTCCGCTAATTTGACTACTTCCGCATCAGATACAACTGCTTTCGCATACAATCCAATGTTATCTTCACGCAATTCTAGTGAACCGTCTTGTTGTTCTCCCAGTTTACGGCGGTGATTAAACCGCAATTCTACATTATCATTGCGTTGAAGTGCCGAATTAAAAGCTCCAGTAGCTACTTTTTCAAGGAATTGACCTCTTACATCACGGATTGGCTTACTTAATCGTTCTGTAACGTTCACATATCCCTCAATTGTTGCTGCACCATTACGTACCTCAATTTTCAATATTCTCACCCCCTTTCGTTGTTTTTAGTGTAATTAAATCACCAAGCACACCAGTATTTGGTGTATACACTTTTTTCGTTTGTGGATAATAGAATACATTCCCAAGGTTCATGCTTACAAAATCAATGCCCATTGGTGATAGCTCTTCACGTTGACGAATTTCATCAATGTTAATCCAGTTGCTATCCAATGCAGTCTTATAAGCATTAAATCGTGTGAGCATATCAGCTTTAAGTAAATCATTCATATCAAGGCTAAAATACAAGTTGCCTTTCTCTGTTTCAAGTAACATCGCTCTATTAATAGCTTGAATAAAACAATTTACGATTGGCATAATTGTAGTTTTAACAAAAATATTAAATGCTTTTTCGTCTGTAAATGTTTTATCTGTAAAGCCAAACAATTTATAAATTAAGTCCGCATTTGTTTGTTTACTTTCATTTAGCTGATTTTCTACGGCAGTACTATCTGCACTTTCAAATTTAATGCCCTTATTAAGCACGATTACATCACTCTGACCTAGCTTAGATGTCATATATCGCCATGCTTTTTTGAGCGCCTCTAAGGCTTTTACAGTCAAACGACCCTCAGATTTTAGGAATCCTTTACGTACACCCTTACTAATTACTCCATTTTCATAGACTAATGCATTGTACATACTGGATATATGCATTGCGTTATCATCCAATAAACCACGGCCACGCACACCATCTTTAGAGTTACGCACCGCACGCATGATATTGAAGTTATCATAATAGTACCCATCAACTAAGTAATACACTACTCTATCAATTAATTTGCCATTATCTAACACGCTAACCCTATTTTTAGGTAGGTACTGTAATGATTCCGCATCATTTCCATTCTTACCTATGTAACAATAGCAAGAACCTTCTAGGATTAGATCATTAATCATAGCTTGTTTTGTTTCAAATGCACCTAGTATTGAATTTGTTTCAATGTTCAATAGCTTTGTACGTTCATCATCCATAATTTCTGTTATGGTATTCCCATCTCGTTTATACAAGCGAATTGGAATACCAGCAATGATGCCAGATATAAGAAACAATGCGCTTGCTACGGCTGGTACTGATAAAGCCTGTTGCCGTGTAACTGTTGTAGTTGCATCATAGCTAGGAAGTGTTAAATCTACCTCATCTGCAGTATCAATAAATGTATTTTCATCGGCTCGTGTTTCTGTTCCAAACAGATTTTTAACCCAACTCAATAAGTTTCACCCCCTTTCTATATCTGTACTACCCAATCAAGGGCACTATTTAACATGTAATTTTGATGTAGTAAGTACATCGCATTAATGCCCGCCACTACCATATCTACCTTGCCTCGTGATTTCTTCTTATTCACATAGCGGTTCATATTGGTATCGTACACACATCGTGAGTTTTCAAAGTTGATTTCTAGTAATTTGTTACCTTTTTCATAAACAAGATTACCCTCAGCGACTAATTCTGCAAGCCACTTAGTCGCTGGGTGCAATACGCTTGAATGTTGTTTAATCTCAACCATCGTATATCCAACATCTTCTAGCTTTTGAGCGGTCGATAAGGCATTCCACCTATCATAGCCAATACCCATTACAGTAACCCCATATTTGGCTTCTATTTGCATTATGTAGCGTTCGATTACCCCATAATCTACAGTACGATTGCCACACGCGATGCAATAGCAAGCATTAATAAAATCACGATACGGAATGCGTTCTAGTTTTGATTTTTCGTCCACCCTATCTTCTGGAATAAACGCCCTTGCATCCCAATATACTTTGCCCTCATCCTCGTCATATGCAACCATATCTACAGCACAGTTATCTGTAGATAAAGCTAAGTCAACACCAAGGAATACTTCACGTCCATTCCAATCAATATGATCTACTGCACCTTTTTGTAAGTCCGCAATATTCACAAAGCTTTCACTACCAGCGCCGCTATAAATGATGTTGCAATGCTTAGTTATAAAGTTCTCACGCTTACTTTCAATCTCAATTGCTACTTGCCGTTTAGATTTCAAGTCATCCATGATTTCTGTTACTTCAATGGCCAATGGATTGCTTTGCTCTAATACCTCATCATTAGTTGCCCAACCTTTTGTATCATCTGGCTCATACAATAAGGCGAACACCTTATCATCATCTACTGCACCATTCAATACACGCTTTGCATAGTCCACTTCATCTTCAAAAGGATTGTTTAGCGTAGGATATTTAGTTGAAATGATGAAACCTAGCTTATTCAAGATAGTCAATTGCCCTGACCGCATAGCCTCAATTGCGTAGGTATTAGGCAATGCACCTGTTTCATCTACTAGGAATACGCTAGGCAACTTACCATCTAACCGTCCTGTTGAGTAATTAAGAGGTATGTATCTATTCTCTGTTATGTTGCAATGGATATAATCACGCAACATTTTGAACTTTTCCTTGCCGTTCATCTTGCCAAGCATAGCAGGACTACTACGCAATATTTCTTCAATAGCAGTTTTGATTTCACGTGATAATGAACCATCTGGCGCTACAGAATAGAATTTAGAAAACTTAGGTTCCATGAAAAATAGCAAAATAAAAAGAACGGCAATTATAAATGTCTTGCCATTCTTTCTGCATATCTCAAGTATTGCGTTTTCATATCGTCTTTTCTCTTTATTATTGCGTTCAACTGTACATAATATTGCAATAATGAAGAACCATTGGAACCCAGCCATGGCATCATATACTGTGATATTCGCCTTTAATCCTTTAGGCATTATTAATAATTTCAGCAATTCTCCAATAGTCCGTACCTTAATATCATCAATAATGTACTGTCTATCCTTATTGTTTGCAATATTTAAGAACTCTTTCACCTGTAATTTTACATACTTTGGTGCATTGATAGTCCCTTTTGCAACATCCATTGCGTACTTATATGCAGGATGCTTTTTATCCACTCAATACACCCCCTTGCAGTACATTGAGCAATGGATCTTGTTCCTCTTCTTTTTGATTAGCTACAAGTACTCCAAGCTTCGCCCTAGATTGTGGAGATAGACACAATTCATCACATAATTTTAAATAGGTCCTCACCAGCTTCTCTTGCGTTGCTACAAATTCTCTATCAATTGCAAGCGTTGGCCTTTTGGCCACACGCTTATTTGCGGTATGTAACATATCAATAGCTACGCTTGCTTGAATTATTGTTTGTGTGTCCAATCTACTTAACACTTTAGCTTTTCTTAATGCATCAACAATAAAATAAAATGCTTCTAACTGTGTCTTAGTTAGATAGCTTGGCGGTTCAATTTCCGCATCATCAATGAACGCATTTTCTACAGCAATACGTTTTTCTTTTTCAGCTTTTGTTAAGTGCTTCTTAGTAACCCTTGCAGATACAGCTTTTCTCATGTGTCCACCTCCTTTCCTGTGTTTTTCCGCTGCCTTGTATAGTTCCTATATAAATAAATATATATTCACGTGCGCACGCATGTCCCATTAGGGAAAATTGTGTAAATTGTGGTGAGCAGTACGGTCTTGGACTTTTTCGCTAAAAAATTATTTTATGGTAGGGGGGGTACTAATTATTTTTTTTAAGTACTCCCTCTTATACTCTCCATGGTCTGCTTTGTAGTGATGCATCTTGCATAATGTAATCAAGTTCTTTTCATCAGTACGCTTCTTCCATGCTTCGTGTAATGGTTCAATGTGATGTACATCTAAGCGTTGCCCTACACTAATATAATTATCTTCGTGCAAGCATAGTCTACATAGATGTTTATCACGATCTAATATATTTCTTCTGCAGTCTTGCCATTCAACACTGCTTCTGAACTTCCGTTCTTTCTTTCTGCTATCAGATGCATTTACATGCTCCTGCTTGTAGTTCCTCTTTGGTTTGTTAGGACATTCGCCCTCATGTATTCTTCCGCAATAGCTACATGCTTTTAGCATTGCATCACCTCTACTTTAATACCGTATTGCTATTACGCTTTAACTTTCCGTGTGTTCTTCTACATAATCCGCAATTAGTTTTTCTTGCATCATTCTGTGTAATGTAGCTTTGACATATTCCCTCATATTCAATTGTGTCTGCAGTACAGATACCATATTTATTATTTAAGCATCTACCCCTGTTACAATTTATTCTAGTCATACATCATATCCCATTGCTCTACGATTAACTGCATATGCTTCATCATATGTAATACCTTCACGCTCTGCTACTTTATTAAGACAATCATCTTTAGTTGGATATTGTCCACTATGTGTATTGATATGGCATTGCGTGCATAGTTGTATTAAGTTCTCCTTAATATCTCCACCACCACTACCACGTGTATTAATATGATGTGGTTCTATATTTGTACGTTGACCGCATATCTCACAATATTGCTTCCGTACTTCTTGAATTGTTTTCTTTGATGTAATTCTTTTGTGTTTCATCAAATACCCCTTATAAACTAAAAAGGACCGCATCATACTGTGTTGTGCGACCTGTGTATGATGTAGTCCTTAATAGTGTGTAGTTTTTCTAGAGGCTTGTTGAAAGTGTTCTCTTCATCCATGCCCACATACAGTATCTCATATATTGAGTGTCAAATAATAGCAACCTTTTTATAAATTTCTTCAAAATTTCTAATAGCACGCTTATGTAAATTATGAATATTTTGTCTTGAACAATTTACTAATTCTGCTACCTTCTCCCAAGTGCATCCATTAATATATCTGTCTATCAATACAACTCTCTGCTTTGGACTCTTTAGTTGCTCAATTAAAAATCTAGCATATTCACGTTCACGTAAATATTTACTCCATTCTTTCATAAGCTCCTCTGTCACCGCATCAAGTTCAGCTACTTTATCTGCTATAGTTATTGGTTCCCCTCCACTCACTCTATCCTTACTGTAATCTATAGCTTGTAAACTCATGATGTCCTGTCTCAGTCTAAACACTTCACGTTCCTTACATCTTATATTTAAATCTGTATTCCTAATTAAATATAAGTATTCCCTTCCTGTCATATAGCAACCTCTATCCCTATTTTCTGTTTTGACATCCATTCAGATAAAGTATAGATTTCCTTTCCTCTTGCTGTAGAATATGCCCATTCTCCTATACAACCTTTAGAGTATTGCCAATCACCGCACAATATAATGCCCTTGCATTGCTCTAAAAGATTTAAACAAATTTCCAATCCCTTCGCATATTCTTTATCAAAATACACCATCCCAAAATTATGGATTGGAGATACATATACATGAGCAGGATCCATTGTAACTAGCGTTGACATAATTTTATCAACCTTACTTTTATTGGTTTCATTTCCTCCATATGGGTGTGCCACATAAATTAATGGTTTATCTCTTGTCATTGTGTAACCCCTTTTACCGTAATATCATTTACATGAAATACTTTCACATCATCCGCATCAAATTCATCAGTCTCATACTCTGCTAAATGTCTCTGTGTTGCCATTGGTACTGGTTTAATATCATCTATAAATAATTTCCCTTGCGCTCTTTCTCCATTTACAAATGCTTCTATCTCATCAACAATTGGTTCTAGCATTGCTTGGTTCTTTTCTGTTACCTGTATCCATGATGTTTGAATTTTACAAACATCCTTCGTCTTATTATTTAATGTTATGTTAAATCTTACCTTTTTCATCATTAGTGGGAAATCTTTATCCCATTGAATACCCATCGCTGTAATAATAAGTGCATCTGCTTTTGCAAATTTAAACGTACTAAATGCTTCCAATAAAAAATCTTTTGCCTTTTCGTAAGCCATTCGTAGTTCCGGCCTAAACATATCTCGTGTATTTAACTGATACGCTTCTATAAATCCATTACTATTTTCTTTTGTAAAAGATATTCTTTTCTGTGTACCTAATGTAAATGCTACTATTTTCATGGTATCTCCTTTATCAAAATTAAATATTTCCTAATTACTATCTATTTACCCATTTCATACACCCGATCCGAAGATAGTGTAATTTATCATTTTTGTTAAACCAATAGCACTTTTTATTGCCTTGCTACGTTTTGCATAACGCAACACATAATAATATTTCTCAAACTTATTATTTAATGCCGCTCCTGCCGCATCTTATCTTCACATTTAAAATCATCACATATTACTCGCTTTACTCTATTGGTGTGAATAAGCGATCACATCTATGGCATTTCATTTGCATTATTCATTCACCTCATCAAACTCTTCTGTATTTCTACTGTATTTATATTTCTTTTCATCTATCAAATTATATTTAGGGCTCCCTAAATAATTCATCATTTGCCACTCTAAGAATCCTCTTTTAAGCATTTCTTCTAGTTCTTGCTCTTGATCTAAAGTAACGTATTGTAAATAATCTGTTTTTCCATATTTCTTTTCATGTGCTTTTACTTCAGTATTTAAAATATCTTCAACACATATTGTTGGCTGATGAATATCTAATGCCTTTCCTATTACAATTTCTTTGCAATGGTCTTCTTCTGCCCATACCTCTAAAATATTCTTAACATCAGAAAATTTATTGCTAGGCGAAACATAAACTTTTTCTTCATCAACAACATATCCGCCCCACTTTGCTTTTTCATATCTTGGATCATTATAGCTATAGTCACGTCTAATATCCGCATCAATAGCTACGCATTTACTGAATGGTTCTATCCCATCTACTGCACTAAATCCATCAAATTGATTTAATACAAATACTTCTACATCTTTATCTTGAATTTGCTCTAACTGTTTAATTAATTCTTTTACTTTCATACTGTTTACCACCCTTCATTTAATTTAAATCTAACAATCTCAATATTTAATCTAATCCTTTATCTTTTCTTACCTTTTTTATATATTTTTCTTCCAACTCCTTCTCTGTAAATATACTTAACATAGCTTTATCTCCACCTATATACCACATAGGATTACTGGCATATGCTGCCCCCCTAAATTATAGGGAATATCAGCTATTACCAGTTGTGCTTTAGGTATGCCATATCTTTTATAGTTCTGAAAATTATCATTAAATAATTCTACTTTCATTAAGCTTCCTTTCTTATCTCCTTATCTTGTTAAATATCTAGTTTCATATTTTAATCCCTTACAGTGCAGCTATATCCTTTTAACTTTCTCATTCTGTGCCTAATCGTTTTTACATTATCCCCAACATATTTGTAGGCATCTCCCTGCATGTTCTTTTCTTCATTAAGCTTATCTAACGATGCTCTATATTGTTTGTAGCTTTCACATTTACTGTGACATCCTACTTCTCTGAATTGGCAACCCCTGCATGGTGGTTTCATAATAACTCCTCGCCCATTGGTTAAATGCTTTGCTTCCCTTATATATGCTTCTTCTGATTCTTGCTTTTAATAGCTCTTCTGATGGAGTAACCACATAACCCCAATATGGTATAAATACCTTTTTTGCTTCTTTCGTTCGGCAATTTACAATATGATCATGTGCTTTACATACATTTCTGTATCTGTCATTCATGCTCATATCCCTCTAATCTATTGCCAACTACTCTTACATTTCCATTATTCACTACAAATGCTAAGTCAAAATCTAGTACCGCATCATTTTCTTTGTTTTGCTCGTTGATTGCTTTGCATCTCCATTGGTATTTATCAACGCTATAATATACTTCCCCTACCATTGGTGTATCTTGTATTGATTTACAATCAAACTCAATATGGTCCTTTTCGTATATCCTTTGCCCTGTATTGTCTTTTGCTTCGCTTCCTCTGCATAGTGTTCCGTCCTCAATTGGCACCCATGTATATGTATCATTTTCTACTGCTAGTAGCCTAATTTGTGAGTAGCTTTGCTTTATTTCATCGCTACTTACCCATTCTGACCTGTTCAAGTTCTTTCTTAGGCCCTTATATATCAATGGTTTCATGCTACCTCCTCACACACTGCATTGATACCCAGTTTCTTTAGTACCTCGTGTATCATCAATCTGCCCTTTTGTGTCCAACGTGTGGATGCTTTGCACTCCAATCTTCCGTCTGTAGTCATATATGTGTGTGTTTTGGTTTTTGTGTACCCCTTATGCATTAGATCACCGTACAAAATCCATTGCCCATTTACACTACGTTGAATATGTGCATCATGTAGTATCTTGTTTAATGCTTTAGCACTTAACCCATAATCTGCAGCAATCTGCGTTACAGTCATTGCATTTGTAGAACTTAAAATTTTATCTACGTAATCAACCTTTGGTTCATACTCCGCAATCTGTTGTTTCTGTTGCTCAATGATTACCTTTGATTGGTTATGTGCTTCTACTTCATCTGCATACAATCTCAATGCTTCTGGTAATGTCTTTGGGATGTTTAACTCATAGCTTCCTGTTTTTCTAATTTGTGGAAGAACTTCGCTAGTTACCCATCGTTTGAATTTCTTCGCACTTGGCATCTTTGATTTCAATATCAAGGAATATAAGCCAGACTCATTTATTAAATATGTTTCCCTCTTCTGACCTGTGTCGGCAATTTGCCAACGCAGCTTATCTTCTTCATCAATATGTTTTCTTATTGCATCTGCAGTATCTTTATAGCCAAGTGCAGTTGCTACACTCTTGGCCACAAAGTATACTTCATTTTCAATAATGATAGTTCTTAGTTCCCCAAACTCATTACTGTTAAATAGTGTTGTTACATGGTTCATAGTTGGCCCCCTAGTGCAACCGCATCAATGCTTGTTGCTTTTGTCCCCTCCTATTTTGCATAAATCTTTGTTGGCGAATATGCCTGGCAATCTTCACATTCTTCTTTTTTTAGCCAATATAATGTGCCTGCAGTTTTACCTTTGAATACTTTTATTGATGTTTTCCCCTTAGGGCAAGATGCTTTCACCCATAACGCACCACTTTTAGCTGGTCCAAATGAATGACTGCATATCTTTCTTGGTCTACCTCTTCTCATTTTTTATTTCCTCCTAGAATGGAATATTCTCATCATTGTCTGCAAACCCATTATCAAAGTTACTTGCTGCGCTTTCATTTTGTTTAAGGCCATATGTAAGATTTTTCACTATAATCTCTGTGATATATCGTTTGCTTCCGTCTTTGTCATATGATCTAGTTCTTAACTCACCATTCACGGCTACAAAATCACCTTTACGTAACCCACTATAAAGTTCCGCATCAACCCAACATACAATGTTGTGATATTGTGTACTCTGTTGCTCATTTACATATTTATTGGTTGCCATTCTAAAAGTAAGTACTGGCTTTCCTGTTTTTGTGTATCGTAGTTCTGCATCTGCTACTACGTTTCCGCTTAAAAATACCTCATTTATGTTTATCATTTACTTTTTCCTCCCATTTCTCACATTCTTTGCTAATTACACATAGTGCAATTATTGATACGCCTAGTATCGTTCCTATTACAATGCCTATTCCTAGTAGTGCCATGTCTTACCTCCTCAATTCTTATTAGTCTATAAAATCTGTAAGGATACCCTTCATCTGATACAGACTCAACTACACTATCTGTTTCTACGTAATAACCTTTTGGCGGTTGGATATAATCTCTCCATTCGCTTGGCTTTAAAATCTCCGTTTTCACTTTAGGTTTTTCTAAATTCTTGCTACTATTCCATCTACGTTTAAATGCATCTTCTTTATCTGAATAACAAGCACTTCTTTTTTCTTTCACAAAGTAGCTTGCTAATCTCACCGCATCTTCTGCTCTTCCTTGATACAACATCAACTTATGCATGCCATGTGGCCAGAGTTCATTAATTTCATCTGAATATAGTTCTGCATTATTGATGATCATGTGGAAATGTATTCTTGTTTTCCCTTCTGCTATGTAAATGTATTTCAATTCTTTATCCAGTTTTTTATATCTTCGCTTTAGCCTTCTTATAAAATTCTGAATATCTTTTTTTGCATCTTCCCATGTATCAGGCTGTTCCTTGTAAGTTAATGTGATGTAACAATCATTTGTAGTGAAATTATTATCAATCAACATACGCAGCATTGCTTCTGCTTGTTTTTCGTTTTGCTTTTTCTGCGCTTCAATTGTTGTCCTTTTCTTTTTTACACGTTTGCCATTCTTTCTATAGGTTCTTGATGTATGATAATCAAGTACCTCTATCATATTTTTAGATATGACTTTTTTACGTTTCCTCATCGTAATTACTCCCCATGGTTGATTTGTTAATATGTTATATCTAGTTAATAAGAAAAGCCTTTAAATAAGCTTTTCCTAGTCTTTTTTATGTCCATGTGATATAATTACGTTAGGTTTGGTACGTAATTACGTGCTTGATTAGGCCACTTTAATTAGTGGCCTTTTCTTTTTGCCTTGGATAGTTGCAATGCATGTCTCCTTTTTCTACTTCTAAATATTGACATGCATCGCAATGTTCCATACAGATTATTCCTTTGGCCTGTCTACAATGAATGTAGGCATGGCCTTTTTTATTGCACTCATCACATATACTGCAATGTTTACTCATTACACACCGCATCAAGCAATATCCCTCTTGTTCTTTCAGCTAGATAGAATGTATATTCCTTAATTGGGCCTTTCCCTGTAATTCGTATTTCATAACTACCTTCTTTACGCTTCAAAAATATGGCACATCCATTGGCCAATATTGTAAAGTCCATGCTAGTAGCTTTGTTATTTACAGTTATGCTTGTAATAGACTCTTTCAATATTTCAGCTTCTTCTTTAGTGAACTTTAAATATCTTATTAGTAGGTCCATTGCTTTTTCTTTTTTGAGTATCATAATTTATCACCTCCTTAACTTTTTCTAACATCCAAATTGTGATACCAGTTGTTAGTGTTAGCACTACATTAATTAATATTTGCCATCCTTCTGCTTGCTCAATTCCGCAATATAGGCCTAATCCCAATACCCCTAAGCACCATTGCACAATTGTAATTAGATTTATAATATTCATCTTCTTATGCCCCCTTTAGCCACTTCATATGCTGCCCTTTCATCCACACTTCAAACTTATCTACATTGACTAAAGTTTGCTGCGGCCCCAACTGCAAGCATATTTGGTCAAACTTACCTTCATTGCGGATCATGTCAATCCGCCTATAAATGTACATCTTACTGCGCCCCCATGTTTTTGCTAGGACGCTAACAGGCACATATTTGGTTTGGATACTTTGAACACTTTCCATTACTACATACACCTTTCTATTTCATCTTATTTTTATAATTGATATAATCACCTTGAAAGGAGGTGATTACATGGGATTTGAAATTAATGGATTTGATGAACTAAAAGCCCATCTTTCCAAAATTGAAGATAACCTTTCTAAAATGGGCAAAACTGATAGCCTTAGTTTTCATGAAGTCTTTACTAGTGACTTTATGTCTAAACACACTAACTATAGGTCTTTTGATGAATTCTTATCAGCTAGCAGTTTTACTCAATCATTTGAAGATATCCCAGATGATGATTGGGATATCTATGTTTCACAGCATTCAAGCTTTACATCTTGGGAAGAAATGGTTGATACTGCTGTAGAACAATATGTAAGTAAAAAACTTGGTTTTTAATAACCTTCTTAAAAGCACACTATACCCCTTGGTGTGCTTTTATTTTATTTACTAACTTATTCATCTTCTTTAGTTCCTTGATTGCTTCATCTAATTCAGTTTTATCTACTCTAATTCTTACTAAATATTCTTTTGTTTTATTTGTTTCAATATTTACCAGTTCTTCCTTTTCTAAATGACTAATATCTACTTTTATGTTGTATCCGTCTTTTCTCGCTAACTTAATTGCATCTATTAGATCATTTAACTTACTTCCCACATTATCCATATGTCGCTTTAATTGAGTATTGAAATTACACTCTAACTTTCCTGCCATTTTGATTTCTTTCATTTGTATTACCTCTACTAAATACTCCTATCGCTTTATCTAACCTATGAAGCTCAATGAACCTATTATTGTTCTACCTGCAACGGTAACTTTGAAAGATAAGTAGCTTCATACTCTAATACAGTAGAAACATTAAGAAGGATTTCATTTGCTCCTGCATATGTAAGTCCTTCTTTTTGTTTTAATAAGGAAATTACTTCCATTACAGTTGGATCTTTATATAAATCTTTAACTGCCCGTAATTCCCATTCATTCATTGGTTGTCTTAAATCTTTCATTTGATTTCACCTCTTTATTTTATTTTCTCATTTTTGAGACTTTTCAGATAAAAAAATAGAGTAAGCTTCCGCATCAGTTAATGAAAGCACATCTTTAATTCGTAATGCTTCTTCTATTGTGAAACTATTTCCATCTTTCTCAAGTCTTCGATAAAATGTGCTTCTATCAATACTTACTTTGTCTGAAAATTCTACAATATTATACCCACAATCTAATATTTTTCTTTTTAAAGCTTGTACATTCAAATATATCACCTCCCCTTTTGTCTCATTTTTGAGATTAATTAAAGTATAGTACTTTTATTTTAACTCGTCAACATATATTTTCTCATTTATGAAACATTTTAAACTTTTTAAAATTATTTGTTGCAAATATGATACACTTATAATATACTTGTCTCAAAGGAGACGAAGTTATGACTGAACAAATACATGAACGAATAAAACGTTTACGCAAACAAAATAAATTATCTGTCGATGAGATTGTAAAAAAATTAAATATTTCTCGTGCAACATATTATCGCTACGAAAGTAATGAAATAGAGAAATTGCCTTTAACTATACTTGAGCCACTTGCAAAAATATTAAATACTACTCCTGCATATTTAATGGGCTGGCAAGAACCGCATCACGAAAATAAATCTATTACATCCAATCAAACAGAAGGTTACTATGTAGATCCTGAAACTGCTGAATTTGCGGAATATCTACGTACACGCCCAGAGGCTCGTTTATTATTCTCCGCATCACGTGGAATTTCAAAGGAGGATATGGAAAAAGCAGTAGAATATATTGAACTACTCAAACTTAAACATAAATAATTTTTTATGAGGGGATGTTATTTTGATTGTTAATATTATTGAGTGTGATATTCCATCCGTGAAAGCTATTTCATCTACTGGGGAAGATGAAGGTGTTCACAATATTTATATCCGTAAGAATCTGTCTATTGAAGATATGCGCAACGAAATTAGACATGAATTGCTGCATATCATCAATGATGATTTCCACATTGATCAACACGTTAATCTTATTGAACATATGGTAAGGCGGAAAGAACTCACAGATGAAATGCTAGAAACTATAGACTTTTATCATCATTATATTTAATATATTAACTATTTAGGGGGATATTATTATGTTCAAGTTATTAAAAGCACTATTTAAATCTTCTGCTCCAATGTCAGATATACGGCCTAATCCAATCACATTGGATACACTCCGTAATGACATTACTAAAACGCTTTCTGTTCATCCAGAATATGAAGAATATATGCTTAGTGCTGAACAAATTCTTGATTTACTTAATCTAATTAATGAGCCTGTTTTACCTGTATTAGAATCAAATACCAAATCTACATATTTTGAATCTGATGGATACATCAATAAAGAAGATTCTTATACTGATAAAATAGATGAAATTTTAGATGCTATTAGTGATGAAACTGATTTAAAGAAAATTAGAAAGCATATTGATAAATTACAATCTACTCTCACTAAATTTAAAGAGTTCTTGTATTCTCGTGGTGCTTTAGGAAAGCAAGAATATCTTTCTGACCATGACTATGACTTTAATGAATCCCGTGATAGGTTAAAAGAGTGCTTGTTAACAGATTATCCATTTAACCATTTACATAAATAAAAAAGCCCCCTATCCTGCGCCAACAGAATAAGGGGTTCTGATACACCTAAGAGGTATACCACATCAACTTCTTTTATTATACCATACCTCTTAGGCTTATTTACTATACCATTTTTTAGCCTAGGAGGTATTTTTAATGTGGTGTGAA